CCGTACACAACCTCAGCCGTTACGATTTTCGGACCTTTGCGTGCCCCGCGTTTCGAATTCATATAAGAGCTAAACGTGGTAGCAGTCATTGTGTCGTTTATGTATTCCTTTATCGTCTGAATATTTTCAAGTGAAAGGCTCATAAACACTTTTATATCCACATTTTTAGGACTTATAGTCATACAACGAAAATAGTCAAGCATTTGTTCGGGCGTGGGTTCCTCTTTTGAAAGAAACGCTCTATGCCATTTCGATTCCCATTTCCTAATGGAAAGCAAGGAGTGTTCCATCGTTAAAGTTATTCCGGGTACTGTTAAAAACTCACCGGTCTGTTCGTTAAAGAATTCTCGATCCGGTGTATTTATTGTAAGCATAGATTATTCATGAGTCGGCATGGGTATAGCGAGCGGCGCGTTAGGTGCGGCGGTTGCCTGAACATTAATATCTTTCGGCATAATACCTTTGATAAACTTCGAAGCAGCGCCCTCAACACTTATGAGCTCTGTAAACAAAGCATCATATGCACCGGTCTCAGCAAACGCCTTAGCAAGCGCACCGTTTTCTTTGACAAAGCGCTTACCATCAGCAGACTTCTCACCGTAAGAGGTCATGATTATATCATCGAAGATTGTAAGGATTTTCTGATTATCTTCGCTTTTTACCAATTTATTTACGCTGGCAACCAGACCACCCTCGTATTTAAGCTCCATTTTCGTAAGTTCAGTTCTGGTAAGATTAAAATAAAAGTCTTCGGTACGAACCGTACCATTCCAATCGGTCCAAGTAATAGATTTAACGTACATAATGTTGTTGCTCCTTCCTTAAAAAGAAAAGCCCCTTGCATCATCAGCGACACAAGGGGCAATAGTTAAAAGTTAAATATCAGTCTATGATAGCTTAGGTGGTTGCGAACGCGGCAATAACCGCAGCGGGCAGAGGTAGAGTTGCAGTGGCAGAATCATCGCCATACAGGGTCTTCTCGAACGCCTCCAGCTTTGTCTGGTCGACCTTGGTGCTGTCGATCGTAATAGAAGACACGGCCTTATAACCGCTCACGTCAACGGGGGTCGAAGTGATCTCCCAACTAAAGGTGATAGCGTCGGGGCTATCGTTAATAGTCTCGTAGCTACGCTCCGAAGGAGAAGCGGTGCAACCATACACCAGGTGCAGCTTATAAGAGCTAGCATCAGTATCGGTATCACTGCCAATCTTGGTACGATAGCTGAAGCCAAAGGTCTTACGGCTCTGCTGTCCAAGATACACGCCCGTCGCGGCAGCGACCGATCCATCACACTGATTAAACTCCTCGGGGTAAGTGTAAGCCTCTATCGTTGCGCCGAAGGTCTCAGCAGAACGCAGAGTAGCATATTTAATATTATCGGCATAAAGGTCATTGGCCTCAGCGCCATCGGGGCTCTCAGTAACGCCAGTCAAGCCGTTCCAAGCAACGCCATCACCATATTTATCATTTTCGTCGTCCCATACGTACAAAACGCCATGGTCAACACCAGTCTCGAACAAGCGCTTACCGCTTTCGTCCCATTTAAGAGCTGCCATATTATGTTACCTCCATTAAAAGTAAAGGGTGTACGCATGGTGATAAAAGCCATCACCTGTGTACACCCGATCAAACGAACAATACGGTAGTTCCCCAACTTGGTCCGGAAGTTTACTATCCGGATCCTCGTCGACAACCGTCACGGAATATCTCTTTTTGTTTAAATATTTAATGTTATCCGCCCTTGTGGGTCTTTCACCCGAAAGAGAGTAAACAATGCACGGAAACTTCATTCTAATACTCGCCGGAGGCTGGAAGTAAACATTCTCAGCTATCATATGCAGCTTCTGACTAAGCTCTTCACGTTTACCCGCCATTATATAGCCCTCCAAGCGACAAAGTTATACGAGGGCGGTCGACCGTAATATTTGTAACGCACCAACGCTTTCCGAGCCACCAGACAAACTTAATTTCTCCGGCATGTTCGTAAGCATAGTCATTTGCGACTATACTTATAGTGTTTGATACATTCAAATCCTGATTTACGCCCTCGCCATTCTCCCATCGGCGATAGTTTTTAGTCACATCGCCGTAGTATTGTTTTTCAGAGACTTCCTCAGACCATACATCCGTAGCAGTCTCGGCTGCATTTACAAACCCGACTTTACCTGCAAACTTCATTTTGAATTTCCTATCGTCGATTATCGGTTAGTTTTAACTAACTCAGGAAGCTGCCTTAACAATCTCGACGGCAATAGCACCATAAGGAACGGTCATAGCACCGGAGATACGAGTCTCGATGAGGTACTTCATCTGGTTGTAGTCAATGTCGAAGTCCTCGAACAGACTCATAGCACCGCCCTTGTCGGAACCGATAGTATAGTCACGAGGATTGACGATAATCGCAGCCAGAGTACGAGTATTGCCGTCGGTATCAGTACGAGTCAGATCGCTCATAGCCTCAACAGTAACGATTTTAGAAACGAGCAACTTGGAAGCCAGAGCGTTCATATCGTTGTAGAGGGGACGACCAACGCCATCTTCGAGCAGCAGCATGTCGGTCAGCATCTCATTGGAGACAAACATGACCGGGCTACCAGAGCCCTTATACTCGCTGCGAGCCTTGATAGCAGCCTTGATGACGGCCTTGGCCTTCGCGTCATCGGTCATAGCGGCACTAGTAGTGCTGGTGTCAGTAACAGTCTTCTTGATGGTGTAAAGATCAGAATCAGTCCAAATAGGGCGAACGTGGGTCTCACTCACGTGATCGTCAGAAGTGGAGCTACGACCGTCACCAAGCAGAACGCAGCGAGCGATCTCCTCTTTGAGCATAACCTGCATCTCACCCTTAATCCAGGCCACTACGTCGAAATCAGTAATGTCAACCACATCGTCACGATCGAGTTTCTGCTTCTTATAGATAGTCTGAGGATCGGTAGTACGCTTCAGAAGCTCGAATACTTCCTCTTTCTTCAACTTACCCTTCACATAGCCCAGAGCACGAGCCTCGTCGGCAGTAACATCGGCGTGCAGGCTCTTGATGCGACTAAACGGGGTACGGCGCACAGTATTCATAAGTGCGTCAACCCACTCCATGTTGCGACTTACAAAAGTCGGAGTGGCGGTAACATTCTTGAACTCAGGGAACAGGTAGTCAATGTTCTCCATACCATAGGTCGCAGGGTCGGCATGAGCGATATAGCTGATGTCATCATAACCGTGCTGATGAGCACTCTCACGGAGGCTGCCATAACGCTTGCCATCCTTCAGAATCTCCGCCATGGCATCATGGCTTATCACATCGCCGTCAGCAGCATAACCGTTCTGCTGAGTCTTATAATCCTCAAACGCATTGTGTTTCACTTCGTCTTCCTCCTCGTCATCGTCGGCGCCATTCTGCAGCGCCTCACCAATAAGAGCATACATAGCATTCTTCTGCTCTTCGTTCATAGTGTCAACTATCTCGCCAATGGTCTTCTCACCGGCAGTCTTCTTTTCCTCAGCCATTTGTTTATCCTCACTTTCTTTGTCTTCTTCATCTGAAGACTCTTGTTTGGTTCCCTCGGGAGGGGTTTCTTTGGATTCTTCGTCCTTTTTCTTTTCCTCCGCGTCAGACTTTGTAGAACTATGCTCTATCTCGTCGGGAATATCATTCGAAAGCACAACACCGTCAGTATAGATAATCCCCTCATCCCACTCAGCGCTTTCGTCATGAATGACATTAGTCGCTTCAATAAGAGCGCCGGGATTCGCACCGGAAAGAACAAGGCTAACTTCTCTTATAACGCCATGAACAATATCTCTACGATTCATTCCAGTGCGTTTAAGATTGTTAGCCCAAATAGACATGCTAGTAACATCACCATTCTCAACGATAGTTTTGGCAGCTCTACCACCGTCCGTATCGTTGAGCTTTACATATCCGTATACACCGTCAGGGCGGTTTTCAAGAACCGCGTGACCAATGACAGCTTCCGGATCATCATGGTTATGCTGCCACACAAGCGGCACAGTAGCACCATCCTGATCTTTGAAAGCGTCTTTACGGATAATAACACCATCGTTGCAACGGATGTTATTTTTGGTGACATACCCAGCAAAATCATAGGTTTTTGCCATAACATCTCACCTCAATGGATTTCATTTTGAAGTTTTTACTCGCCGTAAACAACGTTAATTGCCATAAAAATTAAAAAATATTAATAAAATAAAAATTAAAAAGCCATCGCAAGCGCTCACGCCACGAATATCCCAATATCCCATCGAATAAAAAGCTGGAGAACCTAGGTTCTCCCGTCCTCTCCTATCGGTACGAGAGAGACGCCCC